GGCAAAAAAGATGGTTACACGGGCGGTTGTGATTTTTTTTTCGGGGGAGGCTCGCCCCCCCTACCCCCTCGCCTAGTCGTGTGCTTCCTGTCCGCTTTTTTTCGCGTGGCAAGGAATACAAAGACCTTGCAAGTTTTCGTAAGACCACGCCGCGCCGCCGCGCCGTATGGCAACGATATGGTCTAAGACTTTGGCTTCTTCTACTTTATCTATTGCTTCGCATTGTGCGCAAAGCGGATAAAGTTGCAAGTAAGACTTTCTAAACAATCGCCATTTATGCGATTGATAGAATTTGCTATTGTTCACCGTTCGCCCCGCTTGCGCTTTCTTTTGCGCTTGCCAAGGCTTAGGCAAAGGCTTGTTTCTTTCAGCCATATATTTAATTTATTTGCATTTTGTTACACTTTGTAATATTATTACATCGTGCTGTTAAACAAACAGTTACATTTTTTTTAACGTAAAAAATAAACTAATGATTTTTAAAACATGGTCAAAGCCTACACGACCTGAAATTTGGGCGAAATATGCATCAACTAGAAGCATTCTTCTAGTGATTGCATTGGCAGGAAACGTCATATCGGCGTATTCCGAATTCATGGCGATGGACACCATTGCCATGGGGATTACTGCTGTCCTGCTTTTAGAGGGCGGCATTTGGTTCTTTGGAGCATTATTTTTTGATAACCTGTTTGCATTCGCAAAGATGAAAGATGTATCGTCCGCCATCTTTGGAATCGTTGGAGGTTTGGCGTGTGCTGGCATCTTCTACATGTCTTTAAATTTGTCGCTAGTCGGCAAAGATAAGATTGTAGCACAAAGCACCGCGCCTGCTGTACTTTGTGTAACCGATAGCAGTAAGTACAACTTACTGCTAAAAAAAGGTTTAAGCCAATTGCAAGCTGATAGCTTGCAAATTGTGGCTAAAATCGGGCAAAAAAAAGAAGCCGAAAGGCAAAACTTATTAAAAGCGCAAGCAGCGGCAGGCGCGGCGAAGCAAAAAGTTATGTCCTTCGGCGATTATAGCTATGCAAAATATGCTAATGCTATCAAATCGAGCGACAGCCGCGCCGCTTCCGCGTCTTCTTCCCTTACATCGCTTAACGCAAAATACGAATCGCTGTTAAACAGCGAGTTAGCAAGCGCGAAAGCAGGGCATAACCAAGCAATCGTAGAAGCAAACGCCGCATTAATCGCCGCAATGGATTCTTCCGCAACGGTCAGCGGTAAAACCATGGCGGATTGGAATGCAAATTTAGCCGCAAAGCAGTATTTTACTGCGTTGCTAGTGAAAGCAGGAATTGTGTTTAGTCTTTTCTTCCTGTTTTTCAACGGGTTAGGGAGGCATTTATCGGGTTCTTACCCTATTTACAAATCACCTTTCGATGGGGTTTTAAGCCCTTTCGAGCGGATTAAGTACGGCATATGGCTGCATTGGCGCAGCCTGTGGGATAAGCTGGCAGATAGGGTTACGCCAACGGATGCAATACAAGTCGTGTCAAAGCAGTTCCAATTTGAGCTGCCGTCCAACTTCGATCCCGTAAAGGTGTCGATGGCTGGATTAGGCGTTTCAAATCATATGCCTGCTCCAATGCCTGCAAGCCTCTCTCCTACCCTACCAAACCAAAAACCAAAAAATGAATTTTCAATGCAAAAAACGAAAATTCAACCTGCAAAAATTGAACAAAAGGCTGTGGTACAGTCGTTTACGTTAGAACCCGAACCCGTACAAGAACCAGTTAAACCCGTGGCAGTCGCTCCAATTGCCAATCCGAACACCGAAGCCGCGAAAACTCCGCGCAACTTCGATTGGGCTGAAATTCAAGTGGAGGGAAAGGAAGTAAATGAAACCTCTGCGGCAAACGTTCGCGAAAGGGTAGTGGGTTTCGATTACACAAAAACAAGAACAAATATTCTAAACACCTACAAAAAAATGCGCGAGAGCGCGGTAGGGGGGAAGAAGAAAGTAGCGAAATTTGAGGCAGTTGCCTCAGAAAGGTTTGAAAAACTGGTAAACTGGGTTCAAGACCTTGTTTATCAAGGATATATGATTGAAATCGTGAACGGGGAGGTTGTGATTGATGCAGCGACCGAACCAAGCCTCAAAAACCAAATTGTTACCTTCCGCGATGCGGAATGGATAGCGCAGTTTGGTGAAAGCGCGAGCATATACGAATTGCAACGAAAATTAAAAGACTTCAACAGCGTTCGCATAATTCCAGCCGCAAACGCTGACAAATTTCCAATCAGCATCGAGTATGCAGATTGGAGCAGGGTAGGGGATGTGTCTGAAATTGAATAATCATTTTGTTGAAGTCAGCAAAAAGGTTGCAATGTGTTTTAAAGCACGTTGCAGCCTTTTTTATTTTACGTTACATTGTGATATATTTGTAAAAACGAAAAACGTTTTTACGTTAATGAATCGGGGAAGCGAGCCTTTTGATTTGCTTCCCTTTTTTTTTATAATATGACAATAGAAGAAGAAAATAGGCTTGTAGATAGCAGTCAGATAGATGCTAAGCTATCCGAATTGTTCGACAAAAGTTTGGACGTAAATCGCAACGAAAAAGCGCGGTTTGGGCGTGGAAAACTTGGCATCAATAGCAAAATCCGTTTATTAAACCAGCATCTTGGCTATACCGTCAAAATGCTTTTAATTAAAAAAGATGACAATGACAGATAAAGACAAATTAGAAATTGCCAAAAAAAACTTAAATGTTTTTTTCGGCAAACCTTTCCAAAGCATCAGTACTTCCGATTTTGCAATCTTGATGAATGAGATAAACGTCATCATTTTAATTGCTGAAAAAGTATCCAATGACCGCCAACTTCAAATTTATCGCGCCACTCACTAATGTTCATCAACTTGATAATGTCGGTTTGTTTAGATGTTTTGTCTAATATTGCATCTAAACTTTTCCTTTCCATTCCAGATAGCTTTTCAAATTGAGTTTTTGTCAAACCCGAAAGGTCTAACTTCTCTTTCAACAACTCTTCAAGAGTTGCTCCTTTGTAGCTGAAACTTTTATTTAAAATATTATTTATCATCGATTAATTAGCGGTAAATTAGCGGTAAATTTACCGCAAATATAACTATTTGATTTAAAATAACAAATAATATAGAGGTGAATTTACCTTTTCTATCAAAATGCTTATCTAATCTTTAATTAAGCTATGTAATACAGTTGTTGATACTGTCGTTAAGTTAATGTCGTCTGTGTGTTCGTCCGATAGCTTTGCTGCCAACGGTCGAGTATTGCCGAGGGCGGGGATTTTTAGCACAAAAGTTCAATCGAAGAACGAATGTTGAACTTTGCTCAAATGCCCAATCGAAGCCGTTCAGCCCCGCTTTTGGCAATACCTTGTTAGCGGTTCGGGCTTCTTCGTTCGTCATTGTCCACACTCTTTTTCCCATTGTTTGTAATAATTCTGAAGTACTGTCCTGCTACCACCTTGAAAATATTTTCCTTTGTTTAATGTGTTGATTAATTTCTCAATGTCTTTTGCGTGGTCGGTATCCCAATTTAGTTCTCTTACAAGATAACCACCAACAATGGTTGCAATTAGAAGTTCAATGAATTTAAACCCAAAAAGCCACTTGCAAATTAATGCAAGTGGCTTTTTGTTTCTATAAAATTTCCCACCTATCCGCAAAAATCCCGCCACTGCCATCAGGCAGTTTTAAAATTTCATTCATAAAACTTTCGGTAAATTCTACCCCAAAAAGAAATTTTTTATTAAATTTTACAAAACTAAAAAAAGCAGGGGGGATGCTTCTTTCATTAAATTGTAAAACATATGAAAAATAAGGATCAGTATAAGCCTCACTTTTTAAATTTGATTCATACCTAGCATTTGTTTTCCAGCCGCCTAAAATTATCGTTGCATTCAACTCATAGTTGATAACGATAATTGAAAAATCTTTAACTCCTAACACACATTCGGTTTCAATATCGCCTGCTGGCGTTTTTACAACATTTCCTGCTTTTAGCTTTAAAACGTTGTAATTCAAATCTTTATCTTCTAAGCTGATTGTAAATACTTCCATTGCACTTTTTTTAAATTCTTATAAGTATTTCAACAAAAATACCATTTATCCAAACCCCCCAAACGGCGTTGCTCACCGCGACAGTTGCGGTTATCGCGCCTAAATTATTTGTAGCAGTCCCGATATTTACCGAATTTGCCGCGTTTGCTATCGCACCTTTCCCGACAACAAACGCATGATTATAATTTGACGGGTTATCCGCAGATTCCCCAAGAAAAATACAATTATTTGCCGTTGTTTGGCTGTAGCCAGCAAAAGCCCCAATCCCAATGTTATTTCTTCCCGTTGTATTCAAATATCCTGCTTGTTGCCCTAAAAAGTTGTTATACAGCCCCGTAGTGTTTGAGTATCCTGCTTGGTCTCCAATGAAATTATTTTCCCCTCCCGTTGTGTTTGAGTATCCCGCGCGATACCCTAAAAAATTATTATGCGCTCCTGAAATGTTTGAGTATCCTGATTGAATACCCAAAAAATTATTCAAACTCCCATTTATGTTTGAGTATCCTGCTTGATACCCCAAAAAATTATTGTATGTCCCAATTGTGTTTGAGTATCCAGCTTGATACCCAAAATAGTTATTATAATAACCCGTTGTATTTGAGTATCCTGCGCGATACCCTAAAAAATTATTTGACCCCCCCGTAACGTTTGAATATCCAGCCCCAACCCCAGCAAAGAAATTATAATCCCCCTCATTGCTTTCAGCCGTACCGCTACCAATTGCAATTGTTCCAATTCCGCTAGTCCCGGAATTTAATCCCCCGCCTAAATTCACGTTGTTTGTGCCGCCAATAGGCGTTCCACTGCTTCCAACGTTTGTATTATTGCCCCCGTCAGCAACTGCCAAGCCGCCTGCCGAAATCACCGAACTACCATCGTTCACCAAAGGCAATCCAAAACTGCCCGAAGTAGAGGGCGTTGATGCGTTTACAGAAAAAGGCGTTTCAACTAAAGAAATGCCTAATGTGTCATAATTCAAATAGAACAATTCTGAGTTGTTCCAAGAATTTGCCTGCGCGTTAAATGTTCCACTCAAAAACATATAAACCTCGCTAGACATTGAAAGCGTATCAAAGAACTCCAAATCTCCTTTGATATTTCCTATATATTTTTTTGAAGCAGACCTTTGACCAGCTAAAACTTCTTCAACCAGCAGATTTAACAGTTTTCGAGCTGTTCCTGTGTTGTTTTTCTTCCACAACGCCCCCCGAACCCAAGCCGCGCCCGTGTTTACTTCTAATCCACTTTTTGTCCCGCTGTTAATCTGATCGCCAAAAAGCGCAGTCGGAAGCGTTAAAACTTCCGAAAAATTAACCCCGTCATTTTTTGCCTTGAATCTTCGTTCTTTTTCGGGCGTATTGCTATCTGTTTTATACTCTATATACCCCGTAAAATTTCCCGAAACATTTACACCGCTGCTTACTACTGCCCCTTGAAAAGTCTTAAAATCCGAATCGGCAGCGGTGCTAATCAATTCTATTTCTACGTCGCCGTCCGAAAGCAAAATCGGCGTTTGGAAACTGATTGAATAATCATAAGTCAAAATTTCAGCGGGTAAACTCAATTCTTTTGGCGGCACAATACTTGTCCAAAATTGGACATCGTATGTCGAGCTTTCCCAACTGACATTTTGATATTTATTGTTGTCAGATACGTTTGTTGCATCACGGCGTAAATATTTGCCAGCTTGTTTCAATCGCATCCGCACGCGGACTAAAACAGTTGAATAAGTAGTGTTTTCAACTACAATAGTCAAAGTTCCACTAAAGACTAGCCGCGCATCGCCGCCATTTGTGCCGACATTGCCAAGCACCAAATTCGCAGCGTTGATTAATCGAGGAGAGGGGAGGAGGTTGGAGGAAGTATTATGCAAATAATTAATTTGCACTTCTTTTAATCCAGCGTACAAATGATAAGCACCACCAGCTAACCGCGCGGCGGTCAAATTTTGCGAAACGGTAACTTTAGGAGTAATTGTACTATAAGAAGTAAATAAAACCGCGTTTTTTTCGTATTCAAATATTTTAAAATTGGTCAGTCGAAATTGGTCAATTTGCACCAAATTAAACGCGCCGTTTTCGAGCCAAAGCCGCGCAAAAAAATTGGATGCAAATTGGTGCAAAACATCATAAGCGGACATATATTTAATGTCCCCGTTTTGCTCTTTTGTGTAAAATGCCTCATGGCTCACACGAATTAAGCGCAAAGGGTCATCCGTTGCGCTATATGTCATTTGCGTTTCCCAAAAAACAGACGAAGTTTTAAGCATTATATCTGTGCTTAACCAAAATTTTGAACTTGGAATTTTGCTTAAACAATTCCAAATATGTTCGATTATTGTTTGACTGCCGCTGTACTTTGCGCCATCGTCATTATAATCAATAGATTTCAATCGTCCAATGCCATCCGAAAACGTCAAATTAATACTGCGCGGATAAGGCGCGTCCGCTTCTTCATACAAATCCAAAAGCAAGCCACCAGCCCACCAAAACGCCCCATTTTTGTAAATAACAAGGCTATACGCTTCTTCATCGCTTATAATTGCATTTGCAATCATATTATCAAAAGTCGTATTTTGAGAAAGTGCAAAAACAGTGACCTCAGAACCAATTATTGCAGAAACGCGGTTTTTGTTTGTAGCATTTCGAGCCAGCTCAAACCCTCCTTCCGCACAATCGAATAAATTAACCCCCCCCGAATATCCCGTTTGGTCAATATCCAATTGCCAGTTTGTCCCGTTTTCGCTCTTGAATTGATGCCTATATTTTACGCCCATTAGTTTTTCCTTTTGCGAAATTCTAAAGTTTCTAATGCTTTCATATCACCGCTTCGAGCCATTTCAAAAAGTTTCAAATCAATAACATAATCAGCCATATCCTGCCCTTTTTGATAAAGCGCGAAAAAGACCGATTTTTTATTGTCAAATTCTTTTTTTACAATTTGCTCATCCAACTCCAGCAGCCGCGCCATTTTTGGTATTTTATACCCAAACGCGCCAAAATTGATTATTTTATCTTCTTCCTCTTTAGTGATTTCCATCTCTTTTTTTGATGTTTTCAAAAAGTTTATCAATTTCTACTTTGTCTAAACTTTTCGCTTTTTTATCCCAAGCAAATTCAATCAAATCTGTAAATTTTTTGAGGGCGTTTTTTTTGGTGTGCGGAAGCATTGCATAAAACGCAGACATTCGCGCGGCTTCAAATATTACCTGCGTCCTGCGGTTATGCCATTCCATCGCGCCCTCGAGTATCGCGGTTGCTTCCCAAAATTGCAATTGCCAAAACTCTCCAATGCTCACCACGCCGCCGCCCACCAAATCGGCAAACAGTGACACGACAAAAAAGGAGGGTTTATCGCTCACCGCTATACCCCCGTCTGATTGTTTCGCCCCGTCTTTTTTTTAACCGGAGTTGTTTCAAACGCGGCATTTAACGCTTTTGTGTATTCTTGAAATGAAGCTAAATCCACCGCCAAAACGTCTTCTTGTTTGATTTCAAACGGTACGTTTGCAATTCGATGCCCCTCTTTTAAAGCCTCAAAAAACAAAATTTCCATCACTTCGGGATCGGATTGCAAGACACCATCGAGCGCATCAAGCGCAACGCCCGTCTTTTTTTGAAATTTAAAGAGTGCTTTCATGTTGAAAGCGATAGGAATTTCCTTTCCGTTGATTTGTATTTTTTCCATACTTTTTTTTAAAAAGAGAGGGCTTGCGCCCCCTCGGTTCTATGTCAATGCTATAATGCTATGTATGTATGCGCTGATTTAATTCTTTTTTATATTCTTCAATCGCAGTTAATATCACCTCTTGAATTGCTTCGTTATCTATTTTTCTTACAATTTTGATAAGAAAATTATGTGCTTTTTCAGTTGCCATTTCTTCAACTTCTTCCTCAAGTTCCTCCAACCATTCAAAAACTACCGCCCGAAGTTGGCTTTTGTTGTCCAAATTTTCATCGGTTAAAATTTTCTTCAAGTCGTTCAAAGGTGTTACAACTTTTTTCAAAATCATATTTCTTACTTCGTCATCTTCTAATTTTGCAATTTGTTCGATAATGACTGTCAAACCAATTCCAAACGCAAGTTTTTGAAAGCCCTTTTTTTTCATGCTGAAAAATTAAAAATCGTGTGTTTTTAGGCACACGCAAGTTATGAAGAAAGAATATTAAGAAACAGTTGATTTGACTACCGCGCCTGTGATTTGAAATTCCACAGAATAAGTTGAAACATCTTCCATCGGACCTGATATGCTTAATGATGAAATATAAGCATCCGCCGTATAAATTACTTTTCCCGTAGTGTTCACACCAAAAATTAAGACAACTTTTGTCCTATCTTTTTGTAAAGTGAATAAATCATCTTGATTCAAATCACTTGAAGCATCTGTATATAAAGCCTCTGTGCTAATCGTTGCATTGCGAAGCCCGGGCAGAAATTCCGCGTCACCTGCCGAATCTTTGCTGGTTGTTTCTAGCATATTGCTTGAAAATGAAATTTCGCAAGACGTTGCAGCCGCTTGTAAATCGCCGTCGATATAAACCCCGAGGTTTGTCCCGTTTACTTTTGCCATTTTTTTTTATTTTAATAAAAAAATATTTTGAAATTGACTACTCTATGATATTTGTTCAATGTATCCAAGTAGCTTAAATCTTCCGCATTTTCAAAAAAAATATTATCTACCGTTACAGTCGTAGTTGTTCCGACCGTCCCCGAAAATCGCTCCAAAGTGGTTCTTACAAGTTCTTGCAAGTTGGCTGCGGTGTTTGCATTTGCACTAAAACAAGAAATTTGCACACTTGCAGCGTGATAATCGTTGTATTTGTCTTTTGTGTCGTATGATGTCAAACTGTATGTTTGATAAGTCAGAACATCCGAAGCCGTTACGCCTTGCGGCACGACAATAGGATATATATTCCCAGCAACAATATTTGTAATCGCCACCGAATTTTTTAAAATATTATATATCGCAATGTCCGCCCTCATTTCAATTGAATATTTTTTGCAAATGCGCAGGCAATTTTCTCAAAGTTGCATCTTTAATGCTTTTGATTATTGATGCTTTGCTTTTATCTCGCGCCCTGTCAATAAATTTATTAGCCGCAATGTATTTTGTCCCGTAGTAAACAAAAACCCAATGTGGCGACCAAAATCGCCTTATTAATCTTTTTCCTGCAATTCCTTTGACCTTGGATTTTTTGGACACCAACGGACCAGCAAAAACCGCCCCCGTGTTTTTGAACGTAAAAGCCTGTATAGACTTTTTTAATGGTCCAGTCGCGACAGGTGCTTCATTTGCAATCGCTTCTTTTGCGATTTCTGCACCCTCGCCTAATATTTTTTTATATTCTTCATCCGTAAAAAAGTGTTTTACAGATTGTAATTTTTTTAATGTTTCTTGTATTTCTTTATCTATATGACTATTATTCATGCTTCCGAATCTCTTAAAACCGCGTCCACTTCCATAAAACTTTTTCGGTCAATTTCCCGAATTGCTTGCACGTCATATATTTTATCATTGTATTTCATTCTATCCTGCACCGTGAGGGAATACCTCCAGCGCATATGAAATGTAATATCTTGCGCGTTCACAATCTGATTATCCACCTCCTTTTCCGTTCCTTTTTTGCTTAGAATAGCCCCCCAAACCGTAACCAAATCCATCCATGTTCCAACGATTTGCCCCGTGTCCGCGTTGCGAGCAAAAGTTTCGCGCTGGATTATAATTCTTTTATCTAAAGCTATTCTTTTCGCCATGTTGTTGTTTTTAAAACATTTTCATTCTGATTTTTTGCAACATCAATTGAGCCGCTGTCCGCATTTTGCGTACAGGGTTCTCTCTATTGTCATAATTATCTCTAAGCATCAAAAGCATTGCTTGTTTGATGTTTTTTGGAATATCGTCTGCCGTTGTACCAAATCCGCTTTTGTAGGTCACGCGGATTGGATTCACAATGTTCGATTGAACAGAGGGGAATGAAGTGTTGGCAGTTGGAGCAATAAAAGCAGGTTCGCTTATCAAGTCAGATTGATAAGTCGTTAAAGTTTGCGAAGTGCCGTTTTGGTCTGTATAGATAATTTCATCAATAGACAAAACGGGGTTTAAACTCAAAAACATTTGAGGCTCAAAAACCGGAAAATATTCTTGAATAGTTGTTTGAATTAAACATCTATTCAAATATTCTTCCGTGTCAATTCTGACTGCTTCAATTAACGCGGTGATTAAATCATCGTCATCTTCAAAATCATCAATTTGCAAGAAGTTTTTTGCTTCTGCAAGCGTGAAAGGTTCGGTCGCAGGGGGAACGGTCTTTTTATAAGCCATTTTTTTTATTTTTTAGTTTTTTTACTTCCGCTCCTGGATCCTCAATTACTTCCGCTTTTTTAGGTCTTTTCAGCACTTCGACAAACCCTTTTTTTTCAAGTCCCAAAGTTTCCACTAAAATTTGTTCGATTTCAGCTTCTTCCCCAGCCACATATCCGAATCGGAAGTGACTTTTAAGAAACTTTATTTTCATTTTTGCCATATGCTGTTTTTTAAAAAACGGGGCGGCAACTCGCCCCGCGGATTGTATGATTTAAAAAAATACTAAACAACATGAATATTGTCTATTGTGCCATTATGCTAAAGTCGCATCTTTGATAGCTGCAAAAGATGCCGCGTGTCTTAAAGCAATATCCCACCAAGAATTGGCAACTACTCGAATTAAACTTTGAGTGCCTTGCGTGTAAGGATCTACTAAAAGGTCCAGACCGCCCCACTGAGCAATCAAAAGTTCTTGCCAATTTCCGAAGATAATCGCATGGCAGTTAGATGAGCTGCCTTTTGTCAGTGTGCTAGGAACATTTGTCGAAACTTCCGCGCGGTAGCCTAAAAGGTTGTTTTGCATTAACCTTTCCCAAACAAACAAACCCGAACCCGTGTCCAATGTCGTTTTTTGCAAAACGCCGCGAACTCCCGGCGTTGTAAGCCAAGCCAAATTTCCAAAATCAGCATTATCCACGGCAACTTCCGTAATGGTATCCACCAATTTTGCGTAGGTTGGAACTGCCCCATTTGTTCCCATTGCAACGTTACCAATTCCGCTAGTGTTCAAAATGCCCGTTGGCTGTCCACCGCTTCCGCTGCCGTTGATAGCCGCCGCATCAAGGGCAATTTGAATGGCAGACGTAAGTTGTGATTGAACAAAGCTATCAACGCCCACCGAACTTTGAACCAAAAGCTGTTTTGAATAGTCGATGAAAGCCCCAAGACGTTTTGGCGTTAATTGGATGCGAGCAACGGTCGGATTTGTTTCCGCGTTTGCATCCGTTTCGCCCTCCCAAGTTGCCGCCGCGATTGCATCATTAACTGGCAAGTCAAGGTTAGAAGTTAAGCCCGAAAGCACCGTTGCGCCTAACGCCGCAGTTTGGAGGCGCGGCTGCAAATACGGAATCATTTCTCCAACATTCGTTGCAACTGTGTACCCAATCTGCGTACCAGTTCCTACTGTCAAGTCCCGTTTTTCCGCAGGTCTGAACATGGATGAAGGAATCCCAACGCCCGAAATAGAACCGCCAAAGCCGCGTGCTTCGTTTTCGGCTTCTTCGTGAAACTCTTTTTCAACGCCATCCAATTTACCATTTTTCAATTGCGAACGCAGGGCTTTTGTGATTGAAAAACGTTTTTTTGCTGCATTAAACTCTTTTTCTTCCGCGTTTTGAACGCCAGCCGCCGCGAAACTTGCCGCGCGGTTTCTAAGCGTTTCACGGCGTTGCAACTCTTTTTTATTTTGTTCAAACTCGTTTTCTAGCGCAGTAAATTCCGCTTCTTCCGCTTCGCTTAAAGTTCTTTCTGAAAGCGCGGTTTGTCTTTCAAAAATCGCTTTTTGGCGTGCTTGCAGTTCTTGAATTGTCATATTTTTAAGTTTTAAAATTTAAAGTTTAAAGTTTATCTATATATTCTTTAGCTTTTGCAAGCTGTTCTTTTCTCTTTTGTATTTTTCCTAAATCTTCAAAATGCTTTTTGGTCGCCGCTTCAATCGAACGAACAGAAACAGTTGTGTCAGCATAAGCAGGCATCACCACCGGACCGACCTCATACACACGCCGAAATTTTAGCACTTTTCTTAAAGTGCTTTCTTCTTCATAGACATAAGTTTCTTCTTCAACTGTAAACACAAAAGACGAACCCGAAACATCACCGCGCTTGATGCTTTCCACCAAATCCGCAGCGTATGAAGTTTTTGGCATTTGGATAATATAACGAACGCCCGTTTTATCTACTTTAAAATCCAGCGTACCCGCGCCAACTTTGCCGAGCAATTTTTCAAAGTTGTGATTGTACGATGCGATAATTTCACGCTTTTCATCATCTTTTAAATCTTTGAAATACTCCCCAGCTTCGGGCGCAATTTCTTCATAATACCGCCCCCAAATTTGATACCTTTTATTGAAGACAATTCCATAGCCCTCAATTACTTCGGTTTTGTCTTCTCCATTATCCATTCGCCATTCAAATTTTGAGGGCATTGGATAATTCCTTTTTTCAATCTCTATATTTTCATTCATTTTATTCCTCTTTTATGTTTGTGCTTTTCATATTTTCCACCACAGGCATCATGTTCACTTGAATAAATCTTTGGTCGCCGCCCGAATAGGGGATAAGCCCTTCCGATTTACGAATTTCGTTAGGCGACATCGCGCCCGTATAAAATAATTCTTTATACAAGTTTGCACGCGCGGCACTATCCCCCCGAAGCAGCGCATCCAAATCCCCCCGAATTTCATAATCCGAATCAGGGAAAAATTTAGAGTTTAATTCAGCTTCGAGCAATTCGACACGCGGCTTTATACCATACGAAATAAATTCCTGCGACAAATTTTCAACGCTTGCATAAGTCGCGCGGTCAAGGTCATAAAGCAAGTGTGTTGGAACACTGTAAATTCTCGCTATATCTGCAACCGTCAATTTTTTCTTTTCGATAATCATAGCATCGCGCGGCGATATAGTAATTGTTTTATATTTCGCGCCGCTTTCCATAATCGGAGTTTTCCCAACATTTTGCACCCCCCCATAAGATTGCTGAAACGAGGATTTTAATCTTTCATAAGCAATATCCCCCAACTCGCCATCTACCTCAATCACGCCCGATGGAGCCGCGCCATTTTCAAAAAACTTGTTGGTGTATTCCGTTTCTGCCAATGCGCCTGCGTGAACGGAATAAGTCGCCGCAATTGGGCTAAGCCCCCGCAGGTTCTGTTGAATGCCATTATTCATTCCATTTACCCCAAACGACAATCCCATAAAATGAAGCATTTCTTCATTTAGTTTTATCTCGCCGTTTGAAAAACGATAAAACTTTTTGTTTTCAAAAACAAAAGGGTCGATAGAACGATAATCCTCAATGATTAACTGATTGTCTTTGATTTGAACAAATGCGTTCCCGTCACTCAATAAATGAATAAGCAGAACTTGTTTAAAATTGAAAGCATTATAAATTTCGCTTGGTTTACGATTTAGGAGAGTATTTAGATAATGCGTTTCGTCTTTTTCCCACGCGCTATTCTTTTTCTTGTAAACGTTGAACGGGATAGAAGCCACCGTTCCCGAAATGAGCCAAACCGCGCGGTAAACTGCGGAAATGCTTAATGCCGTTTCGCGTGTCACATTCATACCCGACACTCCCGAGCCTCCAACAAGCCAAGATGCAGGAAATCTAAAAGTGCTAGACCTTTTTTCAGTCGAAGCCGCTTTTTTAAATAGTAGTCTGTGATACCACGCCATTTTTTTTATTTTATAAAAATCGAACCCCCCGATTTTCGTAAACCGAAGTTTTTTTGATTTCTCTTAATGATAGCCAAGCTCCAATTGCCATAATGCTTGCAATAATGCCATCTATTTTTTCGCTGCTTTTGCCTTTATCCGCTTTCATGTCGCCTGCTGGATTCAAGACAATAGAAACATTTTGAAGCATCCAAGCCAAAACAGGATTATCAAAATGGGAAATTTGTTTTTTTAAAACTAATCTTTCAAATTCTTTAGTCGGTCCCGACATCGAACCAAAGCCTTGACCAAAAGGATATAATTTCGCCCCGTCATCGGTTAGTTCGTTTACTAACTGATTAGAGTTCCACCGGTCATAGTTGATAGCTTTGATATTGAACTGTTCTGCTAATTCATTAATATCTCGCCTCAAAAACCCGTAATCCACCGCTTCGCCCGGCGTTGTACTTAACCAACCCTCATCTATCCAGTTCAGATATTTAACCCCATCCTCTTTTGAACGTTGCCGCGCGGTATCTTTTGGAACCCACATTTTGACATACAAAGCAAACTTATCATCCGCTAACGGGAAAAATAAAGCTAACGCCGTAATGTCCTTATTTGCCGACAAATCCAAGCCGCCGTAACACAACTTACCTTGCAAATCTTCGAGCTTTATCCCTTGCTCTCGCTGTGATGCAGACCAAACCTCTGGAGAAATCCACGTTTTTTCAGTCGAAGTCCAAAGATTTAGGTTTTTTGTCAAAAAACTTATTCGCTTTGCAGCCCCCTCTGTTTTTGCGTTTTTATATTCTTGAAACATGAAACCCATACTTGGTGAAATGCCTAGCCCAGGATTTGCCTTTGCCCATGTTTTTTCGTCTTCCCAATCGTCGCCCTCGTCTAAGTCGAACATTAAGATAAATAAACCGTCATTTTCTTTATTTCCGTCCAAAATGCTTTTGCAAACATCTTCAAACGTTTTGCAATAAGAAGCAGTATTGAAACCTGCGGTTGTGATTATCCATGTCAGCGGCTCAGAAAATGCGCCCATCCCCGATTCTAAGATGTTCACCATGTCGCCTGTCGGATGTGCGTGCAATTCATCAATATAAGCACGATACACCAAGTGACCATCTTCCGACTTACTATCGCGCCCAATCGAATCTGCAAACATATTTTTTTGTTTGCTGATTATCCTTTTTGCATTTGTGACAAATCTTTTATTTATCGTTTTGTCCATGCCGCGCAATTTGTCCATCATGTTCTTTTGACGCTCCCAACCAATTTTAGCCTGGTCTTTCTTAGTAGCAGCCCACCAAAGCTGCCCACCATCAATTCCAAACAGCAACATATCCAAGCAGGCGACCGCCGCAAGAAATTCGGTTTTCCCGTTTTTTCTCGCGATTTTAATATAAACCTTTTTGAACCTGCGCGTTTTGGTGTCAATTAGCTTCCACCCATAAACCGCCCAAAGTACAAACGCCTGCCAGCCTTGCAATTGAAACCCTTGACCACTCCATTTGCCCGAAGTGTGCGGTATCAATTGAATTGCTTTAATTGCTAAATTTGCCGTTTTTTCGTCAAAATACCAGCCGCGCTCTTTTGCGTGTGCTATATCATCTAAATGCCTTGCAATTGCTTGCTTTATTGTTTTCCCTGCGATAATTTCCCCCGAAAGAATTTTTTCAATGTAAATTTCCGCAAGGCTTTTTTTCATACTATTCTTCTATCTCATTCAGCAATTTATCAAATGCTGACAATTCTTCTTGCTGTTCGGTATCTAAAAACGTAATCATTCGCTCACGTTTATAAATATTAAATCCTAGCTTATTTTCCTGCTCTACTAAAATCCTAAACGTTGAAGTATAAGCATTCAAATAACCTGAAAGCGCGGAAGCGGAAGATTTATACACCTGTACGCGCTCATTATCATTCAAATCCTTGACTGCCCCTAAAAATACGTCTAATGCAACTGCGTAATTAAACACAGTCACAATGTCTAGTTTAGTTAATACTTTTTCTTCTACTAATAACCGACACGCAAAAATGAAAATCTTTTTTTGGCGTTCGTTGGCTATTTCTTTAATGAAAATCGGCAAAGCTGGCACTTTATCCAAAGTTTCCGCAGACGTTTTTCGTTTGCGGTCGGCTCTAGCAGTACCCTCTAAGTTCTTTTGTTCTTCCGACTTCATTCATATTATTTAAAAAAATCCTTGGTTTTATTATTGTAATTTTTAAAAGCCGCGTTGGCTTTCATTTTTGTTCTATGAGTTGAAGCCATAACCCCACCCAAAAAACAAATTGTTATAATTATTAATAATAACACCATGTCATTTATTTTTTGTATTGTGTTGATTTTATTAAATCGCTTAATCTAGTGAGCTCAAATTTTATTTCTTTAAGCGTGGCAAAATCATCATTCTGTTTAGCCATGTGATTTTCTACTTTAGCAGTAATCCCAACCGACCGCTCCAGAACTTCCATTAATTTTTGAGTTTTGGCATCATACGCACGCCAAAGAAAAACAACCGCGATGGCTAGAACTAAAACCAACGCCCCAAACGCCGATGCGTTTAAAGGGCTAATTTCTAGCGTTTTTTGGATTAGGTTTTCTTCCATATTACAAATATGATTTTTTTTTGCAATAAAAAAAGGGCGTAAGATTATACCTTACGCCCTTTTTTTGGGTAAAATTGTTTTTTAGAATTATAGCGTTTTGCAAAAAGCTATATAAGTTATTATTTGTTTTTTAGCTTTTTACAATAAATCCATAAAAAAAGCGGCTAACTTTTTACAGTTAGCCGCTTTTTTTTATTTTAAAAATTATTACTATTTAGCCCTTTCGGGAAATCAGCGTGGTCTATATATATTAGACCGTTAGCGTGGTCTATATATATTAGACCGTTATTTCTAAAATTATAATTAGCCTTTACTTTTCGCAGGATTTCTGATTTAGTATTCCCTGATACAGTTCCTAGCATTTTGTAATCCCCAAATGCTTTTGTAACTACCGTCAAATTTTCGTATTTCATTTTCTTACATTTAATTAATTAAAAAATATGCTTTCCTCATAAGCACAATACAAAGATATATATTTATATTGACATATCCTAATATTGTACCAAGAAAAACGCATTTCCTACCAAAGTCGAGTTTGAGCCGTAAAATCTGCATACCTTTTGTTTTGTTTATTAAAATATTCTTCGTCTATTTCAAAGCCGACAAAGTTTAGCTTGTTTTTATTTGCTGAAATTCTACTACTACCCGAACCTAAATGAGTATCTAAAACTTTTGCACCAGCTTCTAAATTGGCAAAGTCAAAACAAAAGTCATATAATGATACAGGCTTTTGTGTTGGGTGTATTCTTACTTCTTTTTCTTTCATATTTTCTTGAAGCATACCATTCCAAGTATAAGTGTACATTCTCAAAGCACAATCAAAAGAACTAAATGCAAGTTCACAATCAGAAAATTTAGTTGTACCATTATTTTTATTCCACACTATCCAACCCATTGAGTTTGGTAAATATTGAGTGAAGTAATTTGCACCCCAAATAATTTGGTTTTGTGATACTCTAAATAATTCTGTAAAATATTGCATTTCAGGTATTGACAAATCCCAGTTCTTTTTTGTAAATGCAGTTTTCATAGCACACCCTTTGCCACTTTTACGCTTTTCGCCACCAAATTTAGAAGCTATATCAATCCCATAAGGTGGGTCAACCACAGCCAAATCGAAATATTTATCGGGATAGTGTTTCATTCCTTCTATGCAGTCCATTAAATAAACTTCTGAAATTGGACAAACCCGAAAAGGAACTGCCTACAACAGGGGTTTTACGTAATGGGGGCTTTTGTTCTTCTATCATACTTTTGTGCTTTAATTAAACTTTTGTAATTCTATTGAGCTTTTGTGGGTATAATCCCCCACTACGTAAAGCCCCAAAACGTTATAAATATTGAAATATTGGAAAGATTGGCTTGCATTTGCACTCCTGGCGCGACTGGAACGCGACCGTATTGCAAGAAGTCCAAGAGCAACGCTTCGGTTGCTTCTGTGGATTTATCAATTTCATCGAGGCAAAGCGTCACTCTTTGGGTTAGCGACAGCCTCGCAGCGCGAGTTAATACGCCTTCTTGTTTTACGTTATCCGCATCGCCAGCTACCGCTGCAACGACATTGATCCCGTAAAATAATTCATCCGCATCGCTCCACTGGTGGAGCAAATGATAAACCAATTCTCCACCCGTTTTTTTCGCGTGGAGAATTGCTTCTCTTGTTTTGCCCACACCTGGCGGACCGATTAGAATTTTTATTGACATATCTTTTTTATTATGATGTTGCAATATTTTGCATATTTGTGAAGTGGTGGATGTGGTTCACAGATGTGCTATTATTAATTTTAATTCTTTGGTTCTCAAAATTTCATATTTGTACTAAAACAACCATTTCACAAATATGCTGTTATAGCCAATACTACTTTTGTGCTTCGATTGAACTTTCATTAGAAAAAGATTTTAAAAAATTTTCCTCCCCGCTTTTTAGTTCAATAGAGTTATCTACTTGGTTGCCCCACACATCCCAATTTTCGCCACTTGTTCTTGCAAACATTTCTAATCGGTCAGCATTTGGATACCACTTCTCAATCATATCCCTTACATAAATTGGCTTCTTACTATGTTTGCTTCGTTTCTCCTTTATCACACTGCTAATCCTCAATGGCTGT